ATGTAATCGTGCTTGTCTGACATGGCTTCAAAGTCTGCAAAGGCTTTGTACTCTGTCTCTGGCATACCTACTGTATCCAACAGTAAGCTATAGGCATGTTGATGAATACCTTCCATGTTTGCAAAGCTGCTCATCATCATACGTGCTTCAGGCATTTTGAATATCCGCATGTACTTATCTATGTACCCTGATCCTACATCTACATCAGACTGAGTGAACAGTCTAAAGATCTGTATTAGTAGGTTCTTTTCTACTTCATGTAATTCCTGCCAATCTTTCACATCATTGTGCAAGGGTACATCTTCTGGGAACCAATGCATCTGGTTCTGCTGGACGTAATAATCAAACATCCAGGGAAACTCGAACGGTTTGTAAAAACTTCTGGTACTAAGTAGGCTCATTCATTGTTCTCCACAGGAAAGCAGTTAAAGTTTGCAGCCACAGTTCTACGTTCTCCTTCGCCTCTAAAGGGGTAAACCGTATGCTGTAACCAAGAAGGGAAGAAATATATCTTTCCCACTTTAGGTTTAAATATCGTAGCGTATGTAGGCTTTAATATCTCTTTATCTCTTGTCGAGTTCCTACCATAAATAAATTCTAAGAACCCATCTGAACATCCCGAAGCATTAAAATAACTGAGCTTTCCTTCGATTGACGGATCAGGTAGTTTAGAAATCTGTTCTGGGACTTTTGTCCATGTGGTACAGGAAACTCCCATAGCTGTCTTAGTCCCATGATCGTGGATCGGGTTGTAGTCACCCGCATAGCTATGCACTGACCACAGATGATCTATCTCTACTTGCCTATTGCCAGCCATTGTCTGCCCTGTAAAACCTAAAAAGTCTGATACATATTTGGCTGCAATACTGCAAAGGGCTACATTAACTTCATCCAACTCCTCACAGGTATGATCCATACTTAGCTGTTCACCGCCATGTATCTGTCCAACTAATGTGTCGGCAGCAGTTTTACGATCTTTCTTTTTGAGTAAGTTATCTAAATACTTATTTAGAGTATTGACCATTGCTTTAGGGAAGTCCACTTCCATTAAAAGCACAGCAGGTAGGGGCATCATTTTATAAGTTATGTCGTCCATTCTATTAGGGCATCAGCTCTTCGACTACATCCAATTTCTCTTTAGCCTCTGCAATAGCAGAGATCATAGCGTCCATAGATCCTAGAATGTCAGGATGTTCTGCGACACCTACACTGTTATCAATATAGTTTTTTAGGTTAGCAGTTGCTACCATAATCTCTGATTCATATTTTAATTTTAAAGCTTCTAAGTACATAATATCCTCTATTAGTTAATTAATCTCTTTCTGAAAGCTCCACACCGTCCTTTGAGATCCATAAGCCTTCAGTAAAGTATACACATTCTTTCCCATTAATTATTCTGTATGTTTCTTCTCCATAATCATAGGCATCAAAGATATCTTCAAAAGAATTTAATTCTTCCTCATTAGTATCTAGTTCATTATCCTTCACAAGCCAAGCAATCCATATCCTCTAAATTGATTCTAGGAATCTTGACGTTTACATTCTCCGCACTTCTAGCAGCATCTGATCTCAGGTAGTACAAGGACTTCAGAGTTCTTACTCCTGCCCAGTGTACGTCATTGACATACTGTAAATACTCATCGTGTACTTCTTGAGGCTCTGTAGCCTTCGGGGGGACAAAGAAAACATTCACACTTTGACTCTGGCAGATATATTCCTGGCGATGGTGAGCATGTTCAATGATCCATATCTGATTAATTTCAGGGGCTGTCTTAAACACCTCTTTCTCTTCTTCAGAAAGGAAATCAAGATGTTGAACAGAACCCGCATTAGCTGAGATATCCTTCCAAACCTTTTCGGTGTTCTTTCTTTTCTTCTCCAGCAATCTTTCCAAACTTTTATTACGAACTTCATACGATCCCGTTAGAGTTTTGTGCGTAAAAACGTTAGCACGAATAGGCTCAATCGAAGGACTCGTTCCATTACATATAATAGAACTGCTGGCATTAGGAGCGACAGCAAGAAGATGAGCATTACGCCTACCGCTGCCGACCATGTCAGGTGCTTCGCCCCTAACGCTGCCCAATCGCAAAGAAGCTTCAACGGCTTTTGATTTAATGTGGGAGAAAGCTCTGTGATTGAAGGAGCTGGCCCACATACTCTCAAAAGGTATGTTGTTATTCTGTAAAAAAGAATGAAAACCCATCGCGCCCAAACCGATTGAGCGTTCTCGATATGCACTATAAGCGGCTTTGTTGTATACACGCTTCTTTTCCTCCTTTATATAATTTTTAAAACGTTCAGGCCCTGCTCTGTATGTCCCTAGCTCTGAAGTATCTACTGCATTCTCTATAAAATGCTCTAGAATATTATCAAGCATGGTGACTAAATCATCTATGAATAGCTCATCATCTTTCCACTCATCAAACTTTTCTAAGTTGACAGAAGAAAGGCAGCACACCGCAGTGCGTTCTTCATTGGTAGGCAAGGTGATTTCTGAACATAAGTTACTTTGTTTTATTTCTAACCCTAATTCCTTCTGCTCTTTCGGGAGATGCTCATTACATGTATCTATGTTGATAAGGTATGGCTCACCTGTTTCAGCTCTAGTCTGTATTAACGACCACCATAGATCTCTAGCAGATACAGTCTTCACGGCCTCCTTAAGTTTAGGGTCAATCAATCTCCAATCTTTGTCTTCTTTGACAGCATCTAAAAATTCATTTGTTAAGTTTACTGCGTTATGTAGGTTCAAGCTTTTACGGTTAATGTCTCCACCTGTAGGTTTACGCATTGCTATAAACTCTTCAATCTCTGGATGGCTGATATCCATATAAGCTGCATAGCTTCCTCTTCGCGTAGTACCCTGGTTAAAAGCCAGCATCAGTCTATCTACTACACACATAAAAGGTATACTGCCAGTAGACTCGCTTCCACTAGAAGTGAAAACCCCATTACTCCTAATACTTCCCCAGTATCCTCCTATGCCTCCCCCTACACTCGCCAACCAGATGTCTTCTTCAAAGTGTTCAGAAAGTCCATTCCTGTTATCTGAAACATAATTAAGAAAGCAACTTATAGGCTGACCACGGCTGGTTCCTCCATTGCTAAGAATGGGGGTACTAAACATGAACCAATAAGAGCTGGCGTAGTCGTAAAGCCGCTGTGCTAAATCGTAATCAGTAACTCCTTTATACGTCGCACCAAAAATAGAAGCTCGTGCAAAAGCATGTTGAGCTTTTGTTTCCTTAGTCTCTTTCCAAAAGTACCTATCCTTTAAAGTATCTAAGGCGAACTTATCCATCTGTTCATCTTTAGAAACGTCAATGTTTATTCCATGATATTCTTGCATCCTTAATGTCATCTACATGTTCCCTCGTTTCTTGTAATTCTTTTTTATGTTTTTTAGAGCGGCCTTTGTTCTTCGATTGCTTACGTTTTTTAAATTTTTCAGAACGTTCAGCCTTGCGATCCCAAGACATTATTATCCTCCATAAACTTTACCAAACGTTTTTCATACCACTGAGCTTTACTTAGATCCTCGAAACCATTCTTGTATCTAAACCTCCAGCGGTACTTCATAGAATTCCCTCTTAAATAACCTATGTACTCTTCATCTGAAAGCATAGACTCAATGGCATCGATACATTCTACATGGCCCTTGTTATAATGCAGGGGGCTGTGGACATTGTTATACTTCGTTCCATAATCTTTAGATTTTAATCTGTTCCATTCTTCAGGAGATGCTTTATCAATACTCATAGGGAAGTAACCTCTTTTAATCTTTCTTTTAGTTCACCAGATTCTCTGGCATCTATATTTACCCAATAGTCTGGCAGTGTTTCTTCACTAAACCATCTAAACCCATTCTTCTCTGCCCACTCAGCGTGTGTTCTTTTTGTACCATCTTTTCTTTTCTTTGCCCCTGGCATAGGAGCTTCAGGTTTAGCAAATAAAAAAACCAACTCAGTGTCTTTAGGTAAAGTCTTTTTAATCCAAATGTATTTAGAGTATTCAGCATGATCCCAAAACCTACCTTTAGATTCCAGTAGTATCTTTTTCTTTTTTAATACTCTTACAAAATCAGGCTCATATGAATGCTTTATAACATAGTCAACTTTATCTACATGATGTTTCCAATCTTTTAAAATAGTTTCGTGTAGTAAATACTCCCAAATAGAATCATATCCTTTGTATTTAAGATTAGGTCTTTTTACTCTTGGTTTTCTTTTAATGAAAGACTCCTTTTCTATATGTAAGTTCCATCTCCACAAGTTCTTTTAAATTCAATAAAGAATCTGTAGAAATTTCTTCTAACTTATGACCTTGGTATAAGTAGTAGCCTGTCAGTATTAGGTACTGAGCTAGTCTGTCATCTATAATTGTATAGTCTGATGGTTCATCTTCCATTGTATATTCTCCAGGGTGACAGCTTCTATATCCAAATCTGGGTTCTCCTTAACCATCTTCTTTAAACCCTGTCTAATCCATTTAGGTGAGTTAGGTGTAAGTCTTAATCCACTGTCTGTATATATGTGGTACTCAGTAGGTAGTAAAGAACCTACATTACTTAGTGAAACTTTAGCTGCTTCCTCCTCAGTTAAAAGAGATTTAATCCAAGCAACTAGTAGTGTTTCAGTATGCCTACTGATTCTTTTTAAGATCCTTTTTTTCATGCCTCCTCTACTCTTGGCTCCACTGCTACCTTTGTAAAATACTTTAAGCCTGAAGCATATTTAAAAGCTCTTAGACCTTTACCATCATTACAATCAGACCAGCATTCTTCTTTATGAGGACAGTAAGTACACTGTCTAGCTAACTTTCTATTCCCACTTTTACCTTCTGCTGTATCTGCATAGCATCTATCAGGAGGCGTCTCTGATTTAAGATTAGTACGCACTGATTCTATCTTATCAGTGACATTAACTTTTAGTAACTCTCCAGGCCTGTATAAGGCAAGACGACCATTCTCTTTATTGAGAGCTAGAAAACCTCCATCAGATGTACCGTGCGCCTTCTCATATCCAGAAAGCTGCGCTATATATCCAAAAGGATCATCATCATATAGAGTACCTTCAGAGAACTTCTTAAAGGCAAAGGAGGAGGCGGTCTTTATATCCACAACCTCCCCGTCTATGGTACAGTCCATGTGACCTTTGACCCCATCAACTTCTACTTCTTTCTGTTCATCAGCTACTTCATGCCCCGCCAACTTAACAAGCAAAAGCACTAGCTCTTCTAGCATATGACCATAAAGAAATTTAATAAACACAGAAGGGTGTGTCTTATCATAGACAGGAGTATCTGTTTTTAAATCATACCAGAGTCTTCTATTAGGTCTGCCTATATTGGACATGCGTAAAGAAGAAGAGGACTCTTGAGGCACAGACCAGTGCCTAAGAGCCTCTATCATCCTACTCCCAAAGTCTTCTATGTACTCTTCGGGTATCTCCAGTGCTTCGTTTCGGCAGAGGCATGAAAGATTTTCATAGATATCATCTACTACTGTGTCTAAGGTTTTCATAATTTATTTTTTATCTTCTATAAGTTTCTCGTAAAAGTCTGCAACTGCTCTTATCTGTTCTGGAGTTGCTTGGTTCTTTATTGAATTAGCCATAGTACATACTATAATAATATTATCCCTTTCGTAACCTCTATTATTGTTGATGCGATCTATTGAGGGGGAGTTGTGCCATTTCTCTGCACCCACCTCAAACTCTATACCTAGTATGGGACAGTGAGTACCTATCTCTAAGTCTTCAACTGATAAATCAAAGAAGATGTTTCTTCTCCTGGCCCTAGCTTTGGCTCCACGTAGCATGGTTAACTTATATTCCCTTCCTTGAGGGTTAGTCTCTACTGTTTTGTATCGTTCTTTACGTTTAAGTGTAGTTACATTAGTGAGTTTCTGACCAGTTTGTACCGACATGGTATTCTCCATCCATAGGACAATTAAGTTTAAAATAAATTCCAGCATCTTTTATAGACTGTACACCTAGCTGACCTACTGCATCAGCTACATGTTCTGGGGATTCTATCTGCCATTCATCATGTACGTTAGCTACTATACTAATATCCTCATTAGGATATAGTTCTTTAAATTTAGAATCCAATATGACTAGAGCCTTCTTCATTACAATACTACCAGCACTCTGTAGCAAAGAATTAAATGCAGCATGTTTGGCTCTTATTAAAACCTTCCTGCCATCTAATCCTTTGATGAAACCTCTTTCAGCCGCTCTTTCAACTGAATGTCTAAGAGTTGTAAATGATGGGAGATTATTAAAGAAACGCTCTCTAAGTCTTGCGCCATCTTTCTGACTTCCTCCGACCACCTCTCCAAGTCTTCTAGACGATCCACCGTAGAGTAGGGCATAAATGAAAGTTTTTGCCTGATTTCTTGATTCAAGTCCTGCAAGTTTTTGATTAGCGGTGTGTATATCTCCGTTAATGATTTCATTAGTGTAATTTTCATCCTTCATGTAGTGAGCTAACATTCTTAGCTCTAATTGAGAAGCATCAACCCCCACTAGTTTGTAATTCTCTGGTACTGTCCAACAAGACCTACACTCCTTACCATAGAGTGAAGAGGAAGAAACCACCTGGGCTACGTTTGGCTGTATATGACTCATTCTTCCTGTGATGGTCCCGTTTGTATTGACTCCACCATGAACCCTTCCAGTTTTATCATTGTAATTTTTCAACCAGGATCTTAGTAGACCTTCTCTTTTCTGATAGGTTAAGTAATCCGAAATCAATTCTGCTTCAGGTATACCCTTGATAGACATCAACACATTACCATCTACTTTAGGTCTTCCTGTGGGTGTGAACTCCTTTGGTTCCCATCCGAAGTCCATTAAGTATTCACCGATTTGTGCATGAGATCCTAGATTAAAATCGGTAACCTCAAACCGTGTTATAGGCCCCTTCTCTATTAACTTAAATTCCTCATCTGTTAGCTTGACACTTTTATCTAGTCCCTCTACCGCACCAAGTTTGGATAAGCCTCCACCTTTAACACGTTTAGAATGTATTCGGACTGAAGAGACTTTAGGTTTAAAAACTTTATGTACTTCTCGCTTGGCGAGATCCATTTTGTCCAGCATCTCAGCAAGTAGCAGGTCTGTGTATTTGTAATCTAATACAAACCCCTTCTCTATCTGCTTAGTGACAGCCCTTAGTACATCATGTTCTAATTTAATACTGGTATTAGAGAAGCCATCTGATTCTAAACAAAGTCTTTCGTATACTTTGCAATTCAAATCCACATCTCTTTTACAGTAAGTGAGCATGTCCTCAGAGAACTGAGAATAATCATCAAAGCTTATCTTCTTTAATCCTAAACGAGATCCCCAAGAATCCAGGGTATGCCGACCTTCCCTTGAAGGATTAAACAGTCTCGACAATACAAGGGTATCTACAATCTTTTTATCTTTATCTAGATCTACTCCTTTAATCTTTTTAATAGCGGGTATATCAAAGCCTAATATATTATGACCTATGAGCATGTCTGCCTGTTGAAGCAATGAAATGCCTTCATCTAGTTCATCAGGTCTAAACACATGCTGCTCTTTGGTGTCTATATCATTAGCTACGATGCACCATATTTTAGTAGGGGGAATTAAATCGGTTTCAATGTCGAAAACTAATCTACTCAAAGGATACCTCTCCAGCATCAGAAGCTTCAAAGTCAGGTGATTCCATCTCCTTCATCCTTCCAGTGTGATGATCATATAAAAGGTAGCCAGCTATACCGACATCTCCTGTATATCGACTCTTTAGAATTCTAAGTCTTGTGGTGTTCGCCTCAACAGGATCTTCTGATTGCTGATTTCTTTCCAGAGCTATGACGCAATCCGACAACTGAGCTATACCCTGGGAGCCTCTCATGTGGTGAAGGTTTACTTCAGCCCCTGTCTCATGGCCCCTATTACCTTCTATCTTTCTTAGATGAGATACAGCTATTAGGCCTACCCCTGTCTCCTCTACAAGGCCTCGTAGTTTAGTCATCAAGCTATCTATGGCCTGTCTCTCGTTACCTTCCATCATGGAAGATACAATCATATGAATGTGGTCTAGGATTATCCACTTACAATCACAGCCTACAACTAAGAATCTTAACTTGCTGAGAATATCATCTACGTCACTGGCTCCCCAATGATCATGTACCCAGAATCTACCTGAACCTTCTTTGTCATATAGAACCTGCTCAAACTTTTTAAGTTGATCCTCTGAGAACTCTTCACGTATATGATCTAGATGCAGCTTGGCTTCTGCTTCTATGGCAAGCACACCATCAACAGTCCTTTCCCATTTCTCCTCTAGAGCTATAACTCCTATGTTATCTTCAGTGTTATGTAACAGCCAATGTTCCAGCTCCCTAGTTACTGCACTCTTTCCAAGCCCTGTACCTCCTGCAATAGTCACTAACTCTCCCTGTCTAAGACCAAACAATTTCTTATTCAGCCCCTTCCAGGGGTATGCTACTGACTGCTGCTTTTCTCTACTCCTGTACTTGTCTAGGTAATCAACTACATTGATGATCCCACTAGGCGTGTACGTTTTTGCGTCCCACCAAGCACTAGAAAAGTCTTTACCTCTCCCCTGCCTGAGAAGCTCATTAGGATCTTTAATCCCTGTAGGCAATCGTAGTATCTTAGCAGTGTTAGGCTTGAACAGTCTGGCAACTTTTAAAGCTGCTTCCTGTCCTGCTTTATCAGAATCAAAAGCTATTACAATATTGTCAAAGCTCTCTAGGAATTCTAGAGAATCTTTTACATCTCTATCTGCACTGGCTGCTCCATTCTTGATGGATACTACAGGCCACTTTGATCCCATCATCTGGTAGGCAGCCATCGCATCACACTCACCTTCTACTAGGGTTACATATTTACCGCCTGATCTAAACAGCTGTTCGCCAAATAGACCTGTACCTCCTGAAGTACCAGTAGTCCAGCGAAAATCTTTTGATGCTACGAATCGTGTCTTTATAGCAGTGCATTCTGACTCATTGAAATAAGGATAAAAATGCTGGGTTGGTTTACCACTGCTATCTATAGAAACTCTCACACCATAAAACTGTGCAGTATCTTTACTGATATTTCTATCTGATAAATCAGCGTAGACACCAGCAGATTCCTCACTATAGTTCACGGGACTTTTCGTTCTGTAGTTCTTAGCATTGGATTTAGAATTAGCTACGATATCCTCAATAGCTCCTTCATATTCTTTCTTTAGATCTGATCCCCACTTGTTGCAGCTATAGCATTTGTAGGAATAGTTATCGTTTATGGTGAAGCACCCGTTGTGTTCGCAGAACGGACACGTCAGGTGCGTGTGCAAGCTATGCAGTTTCTTCTGCGTCATCTCCACTATCGCCATCTACTTTCGCCTCATCCGTTATATTATTTCTCATAATTGAATTGAGATGGATAGATGCAGCATTCAGTACTGCACTCCGTTTGCTTAGATTTTGTAGTTCGGCACTCACTTCTACCAGGAGAGGGAAAGCAGCAAGAGCTGCCTCCCCCATCTTAGATACATCGTAAGTACCGTCCTCTGCGTTATACGTCCAATTTGCTTGTTGCTGTTCTGCCATATTAATCAAACTCCACTGTTTCTGGATCTACAAATCCGTTATCCCCTGAAGATTCGTAGGGTACAAGATCTACTATCTGTACTGCTACCAACTCAGGCCGTTTAACTCTGTTCTGTTTACCATACTCAGAGTGTTTCCACATCACCTTTACACGAGAGCCGTTGCCTATGGCTACGTCTATGTCCGTATTCTCTGTGTCTACTAAACGAGGTTTCTTGTTCGGCTTCCCATTATGAGAATATGCAAACCTTTGAAAAGTGATCACAGGATCAGGAGTGAATTTCTTTTTCCCTGCATGGTGCAACCCTATGTAGCCTTCATCATTGAACTGCTCAAATGTAGAGTCATCTATTGCTAGATTTATCTCGTACATCTCCCTTCCAAAGGCCTCATTGGGTACAAGTATGTGAGGGTAATACGCCATCCCTTCTATTATATTTGGAATGCCATTGATTAGTTGCATGTCTTCTCCTCTTAATTGATTACAACTTTTAAAGTATCTTCACAGTTATTGTAGCCAACGCCTGAATCCCACTCAAGCAAATCTATATACCTGCGAACAAAAGATTTTAACCTGGTTGGTACGCTTCCCTTAATGTCTATGTTGTCAGCACTACCACTTATATCTATATCGTAGGAGTACCCTATTATATATTTCCCAGGCCTACTAGAAACCGCTCCTTGCTTTAAAGCATTCTTTGCCCTACCCATAGATACAGGGCTAGGACAAGACTCCGCTACCTTTAGCGTCTCGTTTTTTACAGGCATGGCTGGTGGTTTAGGTGCTACAGGTAGCGCCGCTGGAACAACTGTCGCTGGTTCTGCTGCTGTAGGCAACTCTGATAACAACTTACGAATCTCATTAATGACTTCATCTTGGGACAGGACTGCTCCGCTGACTTCACTTAACTTTGATTCGAAGGTGCTAACTCCCGAATTAAGTAAAGATTCTAAGTTAGAAACAGAACCTGCTAGGTCGTCAGCTCTTTTACCTATGAAGGCAATAGAATCTTTTAAGTCACTACGAGTCTGAATGATATTGTTCTCATTCAAAGACACCGCTCCATCCAGATAGGATTTTAAATCCGAAACGGATTCTACCAGGTCTGCTGAATTGGAAGTAACCTCGTTCTTTATCTTCGACTGAAAGGAATACACACTGGAAAAACTCTTTTCTACATCACCCATTATCAGGTCTTTGACGTAGAGAGCTATACCTCCAGCCGTAAGTAAAGATACTAGGAACATTAGTAATACGTTTTTTACTGTCTGCATTTTAATCTCCGTGGTGAATTACCATTCACCTAAATAGTTTATGAAAATTGGGAACAGGTCGTATATGTCTTGTTCTTTTGAATCCTCCTTTAAGTTTTCTTTAGCAAATGTAATGAACCTATCCTTAATCCTTTCAGATGGACAGGGGCAGCCGACATGGAAGCTAAAGATTTTAACCCAAACATCTTCAATTGCTATATCATCGATCATCATAGCTCCCGATACTATCAAAACGTAGTGGTATTGTCAACTCTTTTCTATTAAATCTATTTGGATTTCTAGAATCTTTTCTGCAAGCCTGTCTACCATAAGGTCAAAGGCTTCAGTTTCCTGGTAGCCCAAGCTGGATAGGACTTCAATAGCCTTGTCCCTTGATATTTCTATCGCTCTTTCATATGCATCGTCACTCATAATCTTCTACCTCGTGTAAGTACACTGCTTTCATTATTAATTCGAACATTTCTCTAAAGTCTTCTGCATTCATGTACTCGCATCTCTTTTGCATGTGATGGTAACGATACTCTTTATAGGCAGCATTGAATTGATCTTCAGTGTACAGGATCATACGTGCTCTCCTTTGGCTTTCAATGGGAACGTGTCGAACCAATCAGCATCTATGATTGCATCATGCGTGAGACTGAATTCCGCATGCTTCTCCAGATCCTCAATTGTCGTATCGTCGTAGACTTCCAGGGCGATCATTGCGTAAAGTGTTTTACTCATTTGATTTTCTTCCAATTCTCGTTATACAAAACAAACTGTGTATGTCCCTCTTCATCTTTAAAAGTAAATTGGGCTGATAGTAATTGAGTCACTACTCCTTTAGAAACAGAATCCATGATAGAAACATACTCTATTTTATCTCCTATGTTAGGTTTAATAGTTTGAATCCCTTATACATTTCTCCACCACTACCCGTTGGTCTACCCACCCGCTAGACATCTCTTTTACGGCGTCGTAAAGTTTATTTAATTTCTCTTCAAAGGTAGGCTCATCAGGATTCTTGTCGTCCCTCCAGCCCTGAAGACAGGGGATTTTAAATATCAATTTCTTTTCTGGAGCATCGTCAGAACTCATAAGAGAATCTGGCTCAATATACGCCGCCACATAAGCATCCGAAATTGCGTACCAGAAAAGGTTAGACTCATCACAAATATATTCTAAATTCATAGTGAGTTGTTTCTCTCGTTTAGAGTGATCCTGTAATGCTTTATCATACTTAGTATTGGCTATGCTCAATTGATTCTTTACCAGGCTTAATTCTACTTCGAGTTCAGCTTTTGTTGGCATTTTGTTTATTCCTATTTCTATTTAGTCTGTATTTTCTGCGAATTATAAATGAAAACGGAACACCCTCGATAACGAAGGCTTCCGTAATCGTTTTCCTTTCAATTGATTCAAGCCATATGAAATACCTATGTCCTTCCTCTATCAAAAGTATCGGTCGCCAGGCAAACCACCGCACCCATTTACTCTTGGTGAGTTTGGCTTTGGTGGTTGTGTTGGCCAGGATTACCTTCATGCTGCGAGTAGATGACTCTTGCTGACTTCTCGTACCTTATCAGCCCTATTGATCTTCACTGCTGCCACATTCTTCTTACTACGTTTCTGGGACACTTGAGCATGTGTCGCCCACTGAGTCATGGTGTTGTATACAGCCCATTCATTACGTCCTAGTTTTTTACGATCTACCGTAGTGAACTGATGCCACATATACCTTAATGGCTGTGACTTCGTACCATCCAAGATATCCAAGAAGTGTTCACCCTTTTTGATATGAACACCTGCAACCTTCGCAAATATATTGAACGCTGCTATATCAGAAATCGGAGAATCCATCCATTTACGCCACTGTTTCTCAGTATCGCCCATCGTAGATAGAACAGTTGATATCTTAGCGACTGCGACATCCAGGTTTAGGTGCTCAGTATGCCTGGACTTATACAAACAATAGTTATTTATGAGTACTTGTAGGTTTAAACAGAGCATTCGCTTGTAACCAACTCCTATCTGTAAAGGCCATGTACCATCATGGCTGGTATAAGCATACAGCTGTAAGAGAGATACGTCCTTGTCACCCAGGTCAATTCCATGTTCAGGCAGTGTGTATACCTGATAGGCCCTTGCACCATTATGGCTCTCGTCCATTTCCCTTGTAAGCCCTGTCAGATTCAAGTCAGAATTAACTAGAATGTTCTCCACTGCTTTGAACGAATCTCTGAACTGAGTCACTTTATATTTACTTTTAACTACGTTAAGAACATCTCCTGTATCCTCTCTGTAAAGGAGTCTCCTATTATTATCTACTATTAGTCCCTTATTAGGGTGAACATATGATAACTGCTTCTCCTTTACTTCAAAATCACCAGCAGTATAAGCACCTAATTGATTAATAATTCTTTTCTTATCATTGGTAGGTGTATCTAATTGAATTACATTCATTTTCTTATTTATCCTTTAAAGTATTATTTAATAATATCATATATTTATTACAATTGCATGACACTATTTAGTATCTATTTGGTGATCCATCCAGATTTTCAGCAGAAGGGCTGCTACTTCTGGGAGATCTTCAAGTGATATATATGTTGTGGCTCCTAAGATAGAGTCAGCAGGGTTGGCCGTTACATCTTTTATTCTTACCACCCCTGAAGGGGCTGAGATGTGCAACTTTCCACTAAGAGTGTGCATACTTTAACTCCCCTTTGTAGTTCATTAGCGCAAATTTGGTGCAGCTAATGCATGTAAGCTTGTCTGAGAGGAGGCACATTTTTTGTGTTCGCTCAAGCCTATTACATTTATGACATTTACCTACCATTGTCCTTCCTATTTATTTGTGTACTGTTTTTGAATTGAGTGAGGGTGAAGGGGATTCGAACCCCAATAGGCGATATCACCAGTGGCCCAGACCAGTAGCTGTACCTTCTACACTTGAAGCAAATTAATCGAGACACGCACTCTTTCAAAATACTTCGTTGGCCTTCCATCGTATCTAATGATTTCCTAGAAACCTGCCACCCCATTGAACTTTTAAAATTAGTGGGCATTTTATACTTGTGATGCCCTAACACAATCTGACCACGGTTACTAAGTGACACATTCTTTAGCGTTGTGTCGTAGCATTTCGGGAGGTACTCGTAGCTATCACGCCTGTCAGACTCTCCAATCCCATCTCAGTTAAGAATTTAAGTTCGCTAGTTGTGGTTCACCTCCTTAGTTAAAAATAATAATAGTAGCCAATATATGCTATTGCCGATAGTCCTGCAACACCCAAACACACACAACCTACATAGATTTCCACGATTTCTATTTTGTCTTTCATCACTCTTGCTCCTGGTAGTCTACTTCAATAGAAAATGTAAACGAAGTCGGGCTGATACCTTTCTCAGCTAATTTATCCCATACCAACTGGGACAGGGAATCACTATCTTCTCCGAAGTCATTTAGCACTATCGTTTTGCTAACCATCTTCTCCGAAAAGAATTCCGAGGATAGCTTGTGATCCTCCAAAAATTCTGAAAACTCTTGTACCTTACTTTTCATACCCATTCTCCATTTTTAAATTCCCAAGTTTCTATAAAATTAGTTAACTTGATTCCAGTTTTACCAATTCTATCCAATTCATACACATGTTCTTCGGCTTCTTCTTCAGTGTCGAATTCATCTAATACGTGGCCTTGCCAGTGATCTGAATTACAAGTCACTTGCCAGATTTTACTTTGCATCGTCATCTCCTAGTAACTTCCAGTTACTTGCTATGTTGTGTTCCAGAATTAAATGATCTAATAACTCTTGTAGTTTTGGCATGAAATTATCTTCGTAATCTTCTTCGTGCGAAAGTTTACGATTCACTTCTAAGACTGTAGTGATGTGGTTTAAGTTGGTTTTTTTAAAAAAATTATCAACCGTTACTTCTTTGTTCATCACCCTTTATCTCCCCCAAATAAACTCATCTAGCTCAAAAGCCTCAGTGTGACCCGACTGTGTCTGATGTGCTTTAAGTTCCAAAACAGAACCATTACAGATATCTACTTCCCAAGCCCATGCCTCTAGCATTTCTTGCAGTAATGGAAGTTTCTTCCAATCACCTATATAGAGTTCAGGTTCATTGCAATGATCCACAAGAATATCTTGTATTTCATTTAAGGTCTTTTCTGCATACATGCTCATTTTTTATCTCCTATTAACGATTTTCATTTGAAGGACTGCCAACACGCTCAAAAACAAAGCAGTTACAATTAAAAAAGAAACGGCAACTTTAAAACTAAACAGCGCAAGGGTTAAAACTACAGGAAATAGCCACCACGCATGTGCTTTGCAAAACCCTTGCACCATAACACTCAACATTATGTTGAAAAGAACCAACCCCGTAGGAGTCTTAAAAATTACCGTGTCCGTTATATTTTTCTCTTTCATTTTTTATCTCCTATGCTGCAATTAGCAGCGTTTTAATTAACTTAACCATACTCTTACCATGCGCAGGATACGCTATAACTTTTACTTTCTTGTTCCAACATGCGCGACACGTTCCACATTTACCTTCGCGCTGATAAGCTTCACAGATTGTCATGCTTGCTTTAGCATCCTGGGAAGTCGGTATGATTGTACTAGTATTCTTACCTTTGACAGTTTCTCCGCTAACAGAGTCACTAGAGAATCTAACCACCACATTAGGAAGTTTCTCCATTTCTTTAAAGACACTACTAAACTTCTTAAACTTATACATTCTCGTTGGCAGCCAATGATTGCACCACGGCGTTAGCTTCATAACTTCCAATATTTTACGAGCCAACCGTATATCGTAGACATCGCCACTATCGAACCATCTAAAATAACGATCATTGTCTAATTCCTGCACCATGTCAGAAACCCATTTATTGCGCTTCCAATCCTCTTTATTGTGCTCTCTTGGTGCTTTGACATTAGGGAATCTATAGTTTCCTGCCGTGGCGTAGCATCCTTTACACGCGTCCACTAGTTCACCATCATTACCTATTGAACCTGGACAAGTTTCTAGTGCCTGTAAACTCCACGACCTACACGGCATTTTTCCTGCTTTTGAAAGTTTTAACATTAGCCACGCTCCACTAGTTGGTTATAAATTTCTCTCGCGTTCTCTGACATATTAGCAGCGTGTTCATCCGTCAAACTTGGCTGATAATAGGATAGAATTTTTGAAAGTCTCTGATACTTCCTAGAGTATTGACCTTCGTGATAGTCATTAAAAAAATGATAGTAAGCTTGGACGATGTCGAATCTGTCAAATATCATGCGTTTAATCCTTCAATTTCTTTCAGTTTCTGGTAAAGACTTTCCCAATCGGTGTGAAAACGTTCATCTTTTATCTTGTCCGTTTCTATCCAGTAACCATTCCCATATTCTCTACTGCGTTCTATGGTTATTTGAATCCCTAAAGCCTTCGCGAGTCTTTTAGCTTTTCCGTAGTAAGGATCTGTCTTTTTTATAGGCTTAGTAGCTAAGAGAACTGATAAACCGTTATTTATGAATTTCATAATACTATTTCTACCAATCAAATTTCGTACAAATGATCCCACACCTACTTTTAGCGCAGTCGTGGTTTTTTATGGCTTGAATACGTCGCGCCTCATCTTCAGCCTTTTGAGTGTTCCATCTTCTAGGCTCCGCGCCAGCCAGTAACTCATCACAACGTGGACATCCTGCCGTCTTACGTCCAAATATTGGACCGCCACAGTTATGCTTAGTATTCATTGTTTAAGAATCCTGTAATTGAATTAAAACTCTAGAATAGTGCTCCCCAGCCTCAGATAGTTGACCATTTTCTGATAACTCTCTCCTAACCAAGATACGCGCTACCTCAACCTTGCAAGCTTCAAATTCTCTATTGATGGTGGGCTGACTAGCTTCATTAGTTAAGTAAGTCCTAAGCAAAGCCTTTGCTACTTCTTCTACTTCATCAATAGCCAATTTCTCTACGGGTAGAGTCCAATTAGGTGAGTTAGGGCTTCTTAGATCTTTAGCGGTAACCTTTGGCGCTGGTATCAGCCCACAAATGAACTTATAAACGTTGGTTAATTCTCTTTTCGGTAATTCGCTTTCTATGGCTGCGGTCTTATCAAACCATTTTTCTTCTAGTGTTAGGTGCTTTTGTTCCGTCCGTCTATCCTCGAAAGAATCAGCCATCGAAGCGCAATCGGCGTGGTAGTCAACAGTTCTGGTAGCAATGAAAAGCCTTTCAACCAACTTTTGATACTTCGGATTTATCGCCGTAACCTCGGAAGCTTTGGAGATGTACTCCTCAAGATTTAAGGTTTTCTCCATTTCCATTTTCAGATAGGGGTTAGTCATAAAATTAGCCTTTTTAAAATTTATAGTTGCTCGATAATACTCCTTTAGTTTTTTAGTTCAACAACTAATCAGGCTTTCGAGGTTTAGTCAGTTAATTGGGTAGGTTATTGATTCTCCGTTTTAAATACCTTTAAAGGTTTTAACCTAATAAGACCTTGTAAGAGCCTGACAGGCACGGAACAAGGTAGACCTTGCCAGATTTCACAAGCCTTTAGAGGTCTTTAAAGGCTCTTGAGGTGTTCACCAGGTAGCAATAACCTAAAGTTATGTGATTAGGTCTTTTTAGGCTCTTTAGCTATAAGGGTAGGCAGGAGGCCACCGCCCTACCCGCCCCCTATAACTAAATCACGTACATTTTAGCCTATTTAGCCTTCGGAACCAGTGGAGATCTGTAAAGAAAAGGTAGGAAAAGGAACGAGGAATGGGAATAGTCTTATAAGGACTAAGGGGAAGGGCTGGTTGGCGCCCTTTAAAGATACTAATAGTACTACTAATAGTACTATAAGCCCCCCTCTAGGGGGCCTGTTCATCTAGTATAGGGTTGAAATGGCGATTTGTCAAGTCTTTTTCTATAAAAAGTATAAAAAAACTTCATAAAGTACTTGACAAAACCTTAATCCAGCCCTATAATAGTTGGTTATGAATAGTACAGGTACATATATATCTAAGTTATCTAAGCCCTCAGAAGAGCGTGTGCTCACTGATAGGCAGAAAAAGTTTTTGGACAGCTTGATACTCACAGGAGGTGATCCAAAAAGAGCAGCGGAGCTTGCAGGATATGCCGAAGGCAGCTATACTCACCTTACAAAAACACTTAAAAATGAAATTATAGACTTGGCCTCTCATATTCTTGCTCAAACTGCACCTAAAGCAGCCATGAAGCTTACTCAAATCATGGACTCAGATGATCCTATACCACAAGCCAATGTACGTTTACAGGCAGCACAGACTATTTTAGACCGAATAGGTCTAGGAAAGACAGAAAAGCTAGATGTAAACCAACAAGTATCAGGTGGTATATTCATACTACCCTCTAAAGAGGTGACTGAGAAAGAAGTCTATGAGGAGCAAGATAGTCTAGAGGACTATGCATATGAAGAAGAAGAAGAGGAATAGACTTACTCCTTTTGGATACAAAGAAGACCCATTAAATAGCAGCTACTTACTACCTATTTCAGAGGATTTAGAAATCCTTAAAGATGTAGAGGAATCCGTAGTGGCTGGTTTTATTAATTCTAGAGAAGGTTCTGAGTGGTTACACTATAAGACAGGTAAATCTATCTCAGAAAGAGGATTAAGGAAAAATATAGCAAAGAAATATGGAAGACCTGAATCAGAAGAGCGATTGGGACATAAATCCAGAATCCTATCAGCAAGACGAGGAAGGTAACTTTGTCTTAAAGAAGGATGGTACGCCTAAGAAGAAAGCAGGTCGTCCAAAGGGTAAGCCCTCTAGAGGATATAATCATCACTCAGAGACTAAGGCTAAGATAGCCGCAAGAAGATCTTTAAGAACTAAGCAGAAGCGTCTGGATAGTTTAGAAAAGAAAGTAAAGAGGGCAAGGAAAGTAGTAAGAAATCAGAAAGAGATTCAAATAAAGCTAGATGAATCTCCAGAAAGAGAGACTGTTAAAGGGAAATTAATAACCAAAGAAGACTTAAAAGTATTACCTAAAGCTACAGAGAAGGTAGTAAAAGATACAAAGGTTATATTCCAACCTAATGACGGTCCTCAAACAAGCTTTTTAGCAGCTCCAGAGATAGATGTTCTCTACGGAGGTGCAGCAGGTGGTGGTAAAAGCTATGCAATGCTAGTAGATCCACTACGTTATTGTAGTAGGTCAGCTCATAGAGCTTTAATATTAAGACGTTCTATGCCAGAGCTTCGGGAATTGATTGATAAATCCCGTGAGCTT